TTCTTGGTTTAGCAATCCACATATGAATATGAATAATTCGGAATGGGATAAAATTCAAGTAATGGATAAACAACAACTTATTGAATATTACTCAACACAAGATTATCTAAAAAAATACATCAATGGATAAAAATAAATCAGTATATAAACTCAAAGGTCTTCCCCCAATTTATTATTTGAATCTTGATGGGCAACCAGAAAGAAAACAATATATGGAAGAACAATTTAAATATTGGGAAATTGAAAATTATACTAGAATTTCTGCATATGATGGCAGAACTGATGATTTAAGTGATATTATTTCTGGAAGATATCCAGATAATATGACATCTGGTGAAATTGGATGTACTACTTCTCATTTAAAGGCAATTAAACATTGGATTGAAACATCAGATTCTCAATGTGCTATTTTTATGGAAGACGATGTTGATTTGCAAATTGCAAGATATTGGGATTTCACTTGGAAAGATTTTCAATCACTTGTTCCTTATGATTATGATGTTATTCAACTTGCAATTATTTGTACTGGTCCATTGCATGTAAAATTGCATCGTAGATTTGTAAATAATTTTTCAACTGCAGCTTATATGATTACTCGCCATCATGCAGAAAAATTACTTAAATTGCATATACGTAATGAAAAATATAAACTTGATAATGGGTCTAAACCCAGAGCAGTTGCGGATGATTTAATTTATAACTCTGGCAATACTTTTTCTATTCCAATATTCCTTTATAAGATTGCTTTGGGGTCGTCTATTCATCCAGAACACGTTAACATTTTTCACAAATCAAGTTATGATGGTCTAATTGATTTTTGGTCTCAAAATGGAGCAAACCTGAATATTCGTGAATTGATGGATTATGATCCTTATCTTGGACGGATGACAGAAAATCCACCAGAAAAAAATACTTGACAAATTTAAAATTTGTATTTCCTGACAAAGTAAGTATAAATTACTACAAAAGGGGGGCTTGACTTCCCTTTCTTTCTCCTATATAATGTTGTAACAATTTGAAATAAAATCAAAATGACGGTAACGACTAATGATCGTGGGCAAATGAACATCTTTGCAAAAGAGCCTACGATGTATTATGAAAATTATGGAATGCTGACCCCCAATCAAGTAAAGGAGCGAACTAATGGACGCTGGGCAATGGTCGGTTTTGTTGCTGGTGTCATTTCTTATATTAGCACTGGCAACTTCTTCTTCGGGATCTTCTGATGACTGAAATTATCTTTACAATTACAGGAGTTGCTTTTTTGGTTCTCCTGAGTTATGCTGTAGAAAAACTTTCTGAAACTTATTGAGGTAAAACAAATGGACAAAATTTTCACTGAAACTGCTGAGCGTTGGAATGGTAGACTAGCAATGATTGGATTTGTTGCTGCTGTTGGTTCTTATCTTGTCACCGGACAAGTAATTCCAAACGTTTGGTGATGGAGGTCAGTATGCGTAAAGAAGGTTATCAAATTCCTCAAGTTGAATTTGTATTTCGTGAAGCAGGCGAGTTTGTAACTCGTACAAGCAATGAACTTTTTAAAGATAAAAGAGTTGTGGTCTTCTCACTTCCTGGAGCGTTCACTCCTACTTGCTCTGCTTACCAACTTCCTGGATTTGAGGAGAAGTATAATGAGTTTACTTCTCTTGGTATTGATGCTATCTACTGCATTTCTGTTAATGATGGTTTTGTAATGAATTCTTGGGCAGAAGATCAAAACATCGAAAAAGTTAAACTGATTCCTGATGGAAATGCGTATTTCACTCGTAGCATGGGTATGCTTGTTAACAAGTCAAATCTTGGGTTCGGTGAGCGCAGTTGGCGTTACGCTGCTGTGGTAAATGATGGTATTATTGAAAAACTGTTTGTTGAAGCAGGACAACGCGATAATGCTGATAGTGATCCTTATGAAATGACAACTCCAGAAAATGTTCTTGAGTATGTAAAAACACAATTGCGTGAAGCAGTACTCGCATAATATTAAAAAATATTTTTTAAACTCTACCTCTAAATAAGGGGTAGAGTTTTTTTTTTATTATGCCAAGGGGACAACTGACTAAAGATATTATTAAATGTGAAGTTCTTAAGTTAAAAAAAGATTTGGATAATGAATGGATGAATAAGAGTGGATACGACCCAAAGTGGTTAGCACATCAATATCTGAATAAAGTATTGGATAAAATTGAAGAGTACTGTAGATAAATATAAAAAAACTTTAAGAATAAAATGCGAATAGACCTTCACAATTTTTTTAAGAATTTTGATGAAAATAATCCAAAGCATGTTGCTGCAGTAGAGCAACTTGAAGTGGATCTTGCAGATAAGAATCCTGATTTGATTGATGATACTTCAAACTGGGTTCGTATTTACAGAACAAAACCAACAGTTCCTGGTGTTCTCTCAGTTCCTTATTATCCACAAACAGATAATTACAGAGATGCTCAAAGAACCTGTAATTCATCTGCTTGTGCAATGTGTTTAGAATACTTTAAACCAGGGACTCTTCAAGGAGCAAAGGGTGATGATGCTTATATTCAAAAAGTATTTGCAATTGGTGACACAACTGACCATACTGTTCAGACAAAAGTTCTGGAAGGTTATGGAGTTAAGTCACACTTTAGTTACAATCTTTCTTTTGCTGATCTTGATCGTGAGCTTGCTGCTGGGAGACCCATTGTTATCGGGATCTATCACAGGGGTACTCTATCTGCTCCTTCTGGTGGGCACATGGTTGTAGTGATTGGTAAGAAGGGTGAAGATTATGTTGTAAATGATCCTTATGGTTCTCTGAATGATGGATATACTGGACCTGTAACGAACGGAAAGGGTGCCGTTTATAAGAAGTCTGATCTGATGTATCGTTGGTTAGAGAAAGGAAAAGATAAGACTGGATGGGGAAGAATCTTTAATGTAAAAAAGTAGAAAGTTCTATTCTGAAAGAAGGAATAGAACTCATTAAAGAATTTGAAAAATGTAAATTAGTAGCATATCCAGATCCTCATACTAAAGGAAAACCTTATACTATAGGATGGGGAAGCACTCGTAAGAAGGATGGAAGTCCTTTTAAGTTAGGAGAAAAGATTAGTCAGAAGGAAGCAGATGAATTATTTGATTGGCAGATTCAAAATGAATTTCTTTCAGCACTGAAACAAATACCTTATTGGAGTGAGATGAATGATTATCAGCGCGGTGCTTTATTGTCTTTTGCTTATAACCTTGGTGCTAATTTTTATAATAGTCGAGGATATGACACAATAACCAGAGTTCTTAAGAATAAAGAATGGGGTAGAGTTCCTGCTGCTCTTGAACTTTACAGAAATCCTGGAAGCGATGTAGAAGCAGGATTATTGAGAAGAAGAATTGCTGAAGGAAAACTTTGGAGAAAACTATAAATTTCAATCAATATAATCTAATATTAGGATGTAGTATATTACACAAGCAACTGCTATGAGACCAATTCCCAATAATATATTTACACTCCAAACGGTATCTGTCATTTATTTTCCTGTTTATGTATCCACGTTTTTAACTCGTGCAAATATTGCCTAAGTTGATTTGCTTTTTCTAGATGCCACTCATCACCACTCTTAAAGTACTCATGAGTGTGATTATCTATTGCCTTTAGAATGTTATGTATCGGTGTGTTCCAAGGTTCTCTGATAGGAGTATTCCATTCGCGTGGCATAATACCTCACTTTTTCTTGCCGCCATTTTTTGCTTTTTTTGCCGCCGCATTACCTTGATTTTGTTTTGGTTGTTTTCCTCCAGCAGATCCCTTTTTTCCTTTGTTTGCTGATTTTGCCACGCTAGTTAACGCGAAATGCAATTGTATTTATCGAAAGAAGTGGTTATTTATACTTAAATAAACTTTTGTTTTTTCTATTGACAGCATTTCCTGACAGTGCTATGATAAATAAATGTTAAGAAATGTCATCGTTTCTTAACATTACATATCCCCCAATTACTCGGAGTATTAACTATGACTGCAACTATCGCACAACGTCGCGGTGGTGAAAGCATTTGGGAAAACTTCTGCGAGTGGGTTACTTCAACCGATAATCGTTTGTATGTCGGTTGGTTTGGAACTCTTATGATTCCTACCCTTCTTGCAGCAACCATTTGCTTCATCGTCGCATTTATTGCCGCCCCACCTGTGGATATTGACGGCATTCGTGAACCTGTTGCTGGTTCTCTAATGTATGGAAACAATATCATCTCTGGTGCTGTTGTTCCTTCTAGCAACGCTATTGGTCTTCACTTTTACCCTATTTGGAATGCAATGTCACTTGATGAGTGGCTATATAATGGTGGACCTTTCCAATTGGTCGTATTCCATTTTCTGATTGGTATTTATGCCTACATGGGACGTGAATGGGAACTTTCTTACCGACTTGGTATGCGTCCTTGGATTTGTGTTGCCTACTCTGCACCCGTTGCTGCTGCTAGCGCAGTGTTTCTGGTCTATCCCTTCGGTCAGGGATCCTTCTCTGATGCGATGCCTCTGGGGATTTCAGGAACTTTCAACTACATGCTTGTTTTCCAGGCAGAACACAACATTCTTATGCATCCCTTCCACATGCTGGGAGTTGCTGGCGTCTTCGGTGGTTCTCTTTTCTCTGCTATGCACGGATCTCTTGTCACCTCTAGTCTTGTACGTGAGACGACAGAAAATGAATCACAGAACTATGGATACAAGTTCGGACAAGAAGAAGAGACATACAACATCGTAGCTGCTCACGGGTATTTTGGACGCCTTATTTTTCAATATGCGTCCTTTAATAATTCCCGTTCGTTACACTTCTTTTTAGCAGCATGGCCGGTTGTTGGTATTTGGTTCACCGCTCTTGGTGTTTCTACTATGGCATTCAACCTGAACGGATTTAATTTCAACCAGTCTATTACTGATAGTCAGAACAAAGTAATTCCTACTTGGGCGGACATATTGAACAAAGCTGGGTTGGGTATGGAAGTTATGCACGAGCGTCAAGTTGTGCTTTGCGCTCTTTAAATCGGATGAATTGCTGGAAACCCCAAGTGGGCAATCAGCAGCCAAGTCTCAGATACATCTGAGAAAGGTTCAGAGACTACCTGAGAGATATAGTTCTCTTAATAACAGGAATAAGCGTCCGACACCAGAAATGGTGATGATATAGTCCAATCCTGATAGCAATATCAGATAGTTAGGGAAAGTTTAAGAATGCACACAACTTTCCTTTAGACCTAGCGGCAGCAGAAACAACTTCGGTTGCTCTAACTGCTCCTTCTATCGGTTGATATAATAAAGGAGAAACTCTTCGGAGTTTCTTTTTTTATAAATAATTATGCACGAAAGAAAACACGAGAATGACTAAACTGTACTCCGACCTCTATAAAACTTGTATGACCTGTGGTAAGGAAAAACCTGCTACGGATTTTTATGTGAGAAATAAAGTTTCTATGGTTCGGCATTCTATATGTAAAGAATGTGATAAAGAAAGAGTAAAAAAAAGGCACGAAGAAAATCCAGAACGCACACGAAATAATGACCTAAAAAGAAATTATGGAATTACTCTTGATGAACATACACAAATGTATGAAGAACAAAATGGTGCCTGTGCTATCTGTAAGGGTGAAGGTGATGGTAGATGGAAAAAACTTTGTGTAGACCACGACCACAAGACGGGAAAAGTTCGTCAGTTGCTCTGTAGAAATTGTAATGTTGTATTGGGACAAGTAGGAGACAATCCAAATCTTCTTGAAGAAATGATTAAATACCTACAAAAGCACCAATAAAATGCTCCTCATCCTCCTCCTCTTCCAACTCTTTGGAGTGTTCCTCTTTCTGATGTCTCTGCTATAATATATAAGATAAACCACAACTTTTTATGTACGACGCAACTTTTATCAGTGATGTTCATTTAGGAACACCTAGATGTAATACTGAAAAGTTCTTAAAGTTTTTGAAAGAACTCAAAACTAAAAAGTTAGTAATGGTAGGTGATATTATAGACATCTACTGTATGGAAAAATATAATACTCGTTGGACAAAAGAACATACAAAATGTGTTCATCAGATTCTAAATCTAGCAAAGAAAGGAACAGAAGTCATTTATATTCTTGGAAATCACGAAGCAGAGATTCGTCGTTATACGAACTTTGAACATAAGAACTTCCGAATGGTAGACGAATATACTCATAAAGATTCAAAAGGTAATAAGTTTCTTTGTGTTCATGGAGATAAGTATTCTGAATATTCATCCGGTTCCTGGAAACAATTGATGTTTAATAAAGGATATGAATTGATTACACCACTCAGTTTGTTCCTGGAAAGATTCTTCAGATTCTCCTTGGTTTATGCACTGAAGAATAGTGTTCGGGGTAAGAACTATATCAATCAATATGAGACTGATATTGCATCATTTTGTGTTCAGAGAGATAAGAAATATGATGGAGTAATTTGTGGTCATATACATTCTGGAAATATTCGTAAGTTTGATAAAATTACTTATATGTGCTGCGGAGATTTTGTAGATACTTGTTCTGCAATTGTGGAAAAGAACGGAATCTATTGCTTGGAAAAATATTGAATAATATCTTCAAATCCCAACAATTTATAGACACCTAAAAAGAACTTCTTATAATTACTAAGGAGTTCTTTTTCTTTTATGAAGATCTTTTTAGACACGGCAGATGTTTCAATGATTAGTTCAGCATATGATACTGGACTACTAGATGGAGTTACTACAAATCCCACTTTGATTCTTAAAAGTGGTAGACAACTTCAAGAAGTTATTAGTGAAATTTCAAAAATATTTCCAGAGTTAGAAAGCATTTCGGCAGAAGTCGTTGCAGATACGGCAGAGGAAATGCTTACAGAAGCAAAACATTATTATACAATCGCACCAGCAGTTACAATCAAAGTTCCTTGTACCGTAGAAGGATTGAAAGCATGTAAGCATCTTTCCTCACTTGGTATCAAAACAAATGTAACTCTTGTGTTCTCGGTAGCACAGGCAATACTTGCATCAAAGGCAGGAGCAACTTATATTTCTCCGTTCGTGGGTCGTTGGATGGATAATTCTGTAGATGGTATTGAACTCATCAAGAATATCCGTGAAGTTTTTAACCAAACATATACAAGCACTCAAATTCTTGCAGCATCTCTTCGTGATGTAAGGCAAGTAGAACAGTGTGCAAAATATGGGGCAGATGTTGTTACAATTCCTCCAGTTGTATTCTGGGCGATGTATAAGAACATTATGACAGATAAGGGGCTTGAGTTATTCCAGAAGGACTGGGAGGAAGTTCTGAAAGGAAAAGAATGAAACGCGAAGATCAGTGCTGGAATTTCATAATGTCCTCATTTGCGAGAACTTATGGAGTTGAAAGAACTATATCGGAACAAAAATTTCATGAAATTGCATTAGAATGGTGTGATGATCATAACTACACTTGTGATGTTCATCTGGATGACTTAAATAAAGTTGATTTGTATTTTAGAAATATTTACGAAACTTGGGAGGGTTAGGTGATTAATTCAGAAACTCCTTATAAACTTGCGGAGATTATTAGAGACACTTGGCCTGGTCTTTACAGGAAACCCCAAGTGTCCTATAATAATCAAAAGACTTCTAAAAATGAAAAAGTACAATAGTGAAGATTATTTTTCTGTAATTGAAATTAAAACTGGAAGAAAGATTGCTGATTGTGGTGAAGAAGTAGATGCTCTTGCGATGGTTTCTTTTGATCCTCAAAATAGGACAATCACAAGAAATAAATTTATGATGGGTCCAGTAGTTGATATTGAAATTCCAAAACAACTTCCTACTACTGGAATTCAAATTGATTCTACTCCTTATAAAGAACATCAAGAAAATTGGATGGTTGAAAAAATTAATCAACTACCACAAATCAAACTACCAGAAAGTCAGGCAGAACCAGTAATAATATGAGGAAATTATAAGAACAAAGAATAAATAATTATAAGTTGCAAATACTTATGATTCCTCTACACTCGTTTAAGGACTATCTGTTTAATCTAGAAACGACAAGTAAAGCAGAAGCAAAACGAATGTGGAGGAGAAATATAAAAGAACAATGGGAACACAAATGTGCCTATTGTGAGTCGGAAGAAAATATAACACTAGATCATATCATTCCACAATGTAAAGGTGGACTTGATATTAAAACGAATGTGGTATCTTGCTGTAAATCTTGTAATCAATCCAAGGGTCATACTCCTTGGGAGCAATGGTATTATAATCAAGATTTCTTTTCTCAAGAAAACTATAATAAGATTAAGAATTGGATAAAACCAGAACCTCCAACAAATCTTCATTCATATCGCCCAAGAAAAAATATTGCATATTGATATAAAATAAATAGACAAGCGTAAATGAATTGAAATGACAGCACAAGAAATATTAGGATCACATTACATATTGGATTTATGTTCTTGTGATAATTATCTTCTGAATGATGTGGAACATATTATGATGTCATTGCGTGAAGCAATTGTTCAATCGAATGCAACTTTATTGAATGAGCTTAAATATGAATTTACTCCTCAAGGAGTTACCGCAATATGCTTATTGTCGGAAAGTCACATAAGTATTCATACTTGGCCAGAAAAAGAATATGCAGCAGTAGATATTTTTACTTGTGGACAACACACCAATCCAGATAAAGCTTGTGATTTTATGATAAATGCATTAAAATCAAAAAAACCAACTATGACTATAATTGAACGAGGAATATAATTTCTGTTAATTGTATAAGTAGTTTCGACTATCATTAAAAAAATTATGAATTTTACTGTTTATTCAAAACAAGGTTGTCCATATTGCGATAAAGTGATTTCAATACTTAATCATCTTTCGGGAACTAAAGGTTGTCCGATTAAAGTTTATTCTCTTGGATCTGATTTTACTAGAGAACAATTTTATAGTGAATTTGGTGAAGGATCTACGTTTCCTCAAGTTATTATGAATCAAATTAAATTAGGAGGGTGTAGTGACACAGTTAAATATCTCACGGAAAACAAAATCATTTGATATTCCAATAAATAGAGGAGTAGAGTTAATATTGGGGGAGAAATCAAAACCCAAAAAGCCAAATCCTTTTTTATTCAAATTTGGCAAAATGTTTTCTCTATTTCAAAAAGAGATTCATTTTGAATTTGAGTTTTCAGTTTATATAAAAAAAAGATCTCTCGGAGAATAAATATGGAACCCGCAATATTAACTATTTTTTGCTTAATAAGTTTTTTATTTTTTGTTTTTGGTGGAGTTATAGGTTGGTTCTTAAACAATATTACTCATGCTTTTCTAAATAAAGGAAACCATATAATTATGCATCCAGAAATGCTTGATGAAAATGGTAATATTTTACCAGATGAAATACTTGCAATTAGATTTGAAAACGATTATGACGATAGCAACAACGACGAAGAAGAAGAAGACAACTGATTCTTCTGTAAATATAGAACTTCCTTCTAATCCCTTTGCATTTGAAATCTTTGATCTTGTAAATAAACAAAGATCAAATTCAAAGAAAGTGGAAATTCTACAAAAATATGAACATCCATCATTGAAAGCATTGTTCATATGGAATTTCGATGAAACAGTAATTACTGTTCTTCCTCCTGGAGAAGTTCCATACTCTAATTTAAAATCAGAACAAAAATTTAGTGGAACTTTAACTAATAAAGTTGATAATTTCATTGACGCTATGAACAATAGTGCAACTACTTCTCTTGGAAATGCATCAGACTTAACTCAAGACCATACTACAATTCGTAAAGAATATGTAAGATTTTATAATTTCATTAAAGGTGGAAATGATTCTTTGGCATCTCTTCGCAGAGAAACAATGTTTATTCAAATGCTAGAAGGTTTACATCCACTTGAAGCAGAAATTGTTTGTCTTGTGAAGAATAAAGAACTTCAGAAAAAATATAAAATTACAAAAGAAATTGTTTCCGAAGCATACTCAGATATTATTTGGGGAAACCGCAGTTGAGGAGTTTAAATGTTATTAAAAATTATTCATGAAAAGTGTGATAAGATATTATCAAATGATAAAAATCTTCCATTAAATTCATATTTGGTTACTTATATTATAGAAAGTAAAACTTATTATGATATTGTACAATCAAATAGTAAAGTTCATATATTTGATTCATATTATGATCAATACGGAAAAGGGTCCATTCAATCAATTGAATGGACAAGTGGAAGGGTGAATCCAAAATTTTATGGGCAAACTAAACCGGAAAGGAAAAGTAAAAAATGAATGATAAAATCGTTGCAAATATTGACCCAGAAGAATTTACAAAGATTAAGAAGAAATATAAAAAACTAAAAAAGTATATGAAATCTCCACTTTATCAAGTTAAAGTGATGGATGGAACTGAAAATATAATTAGTGAATTATTAAAAGAACCTGAAATTGCATCAAAGGATACAAAATTAGTTGACTAAATATCTCCAATGAGGTAGTATACCTCTACGTTCATCCCATATGGGACGGAAGTAAGTTGACTCGGAACGGTACGTTCATTCGCTATTTCCGAATAGCGAACGCAAAAGCCGACTGAAGGAACGCTCTTTAACCTAAACCATTAAGGAGAAAACCTAATGTCTAAAGTCGTATATCGTGGTGTTGAATATGATACTCAAAAGCGTATTGAATACCAACAGCAAATGATGCAGCAACCTCAACAATACAACGAAACCTATCGTGGTGTTAAGTATGTGAAGGAGGGACACAAATGAACACTTATTTTGTTCGCTATCTCAAAAGAAAAGCAAAGAAGGAAAAACTTCTTCAAGTAGCACAACTGAATATGGCAAAGAAATCACAAGTTGCCTGAAACTGGGAGGATTGACATCCTCCCTTTTTTTGTGTAAAATATTAAAAGAGAATACTAATTTAATGGACAAAGAAAAATTAAAACTTATTGTTCGTAATATGGAATTATTAATAGATTCACTTAAAGCAGAAATTTATTCTGATCCAAAACAAAAAAATACTAAAAGTATTGGACCATTGCAATTAGATTACGAAGAAGTATTTGAAGACTACGATTGAAAACTATGAAACCAGTAAAAGCAAAAGACCTTCTTGAACTAGATAAAAGACTTGAAGTAGTAAAACTTCAAGGATATCCAATTCCAGAGCAGGTAATTTACCAAGCAGGAAAATGTGACTATTCAGAAATTCCTATTCATTATCAAGAAATTCCTACACCGCAGAAGTGTGGTGAATGGATCGTAGAGCAACTTCTAAGCAACGAACGAGGGCACTGGGGACCTGTAGAACATCCCGGTATTACTTTCTCGGTGTCTGGGTATGTTCACAACGTTATGGTGCAAGCAAGAACTCACAGGGTAGGTGTGACATTTGATGTTCAATCTCAACGATACACTGGTAAGAGAGTTGTGAAGGTGGCACAAGGAGAACTAAAACCTGATGAAGTTTTCTATTCTCGTCCTCCTGGTTTCTATACCAATCGTAAGGGTAAGAAGTATGAATGGACTCAAGAAGATTATGATGATGAGATGAAATGGTATGTAGAAGGATGTAAGCGTTATGCTGTGAAGTATGAAAAGGGAATGTGTGAAGAACATATTCGTGATGGTCTAGCACAAGGAATTCGTCAGAACTTTGTAGTTTCTTGCAATCTTCGTTCTATTCTTCATATTCTTGATCTTCGTGCTAAGTTGGATGCTCAACTTGAAATTCAGGCATTATGTGAACAAGTTGCTCCAGAAATTCAAAAGTGGGCACCAAATGTTTGGGGTTATTATGAAGAGAAGCGTCTTCATAAAGCACGGTTGAGTCCATAGAATAAATATTTTTATATTGATAAAGGATGGAGATTAGTTTAATGGCAATATATCCAGTTTATAATCCGGAAACGGGTGAAAAAAAGGTTATTGAAATGAGTGTTCATGATATTATGAATTGGTATGAAAATAATAAACCTTGGACCCGTGATTGGTCACAAGGATCTGCAAGTCCCGGAGAAATTGGGGAATGGAAAGATAAACTCATCAGCCGTAATCCTGGATGGAATGATGTATTGGGTCGTGCCCAAAAAATGCCTGGGTCAACAGTAAAAAAAATCTAACAAAACATAATGGCAAGACAAAGAAAAAGAAGTGGCGACCAACCAATTGGAATTGGTATGACTGCAAAACAAGCAAAAAGAAAAAAACCAATCAATGCCGATTTGCTAATAGATATTGAACCTCTTACTGAGAATCAAAAAAAACTTTTTGATTCTTATAGCGAAGGAAAACATTTAGTTGCTTATGGTGCTGCAGGAACAGGAAAAACTTTCATTAGTCTTTATAATGCCTTAAAGGATGTTTTAAATCCTATTACTCCTTATGAACAAATTTATATTGTTCGTTCTCTTGTAGCAACTCGTGAAATTGGATTTCTTCCTGGAGATCACGAAGACAAATCTTCACTTTATCAAATTCCTTATAAGAATATGGTAAAGTATATGTTCCAGATGCCAAGTGATGCAGACTTTGAAATGCTTTATGCTGGATTAAAAGCACAAGAAACTGTTAAATTCTGGAGCACTTCATTCATTCGTGGAACAACTCTTGATAATTCAATTATTATTATTGACGAATTTCAAAATCTTAATTTTCACGAATTGGATTCTATTATCACTCGTGTTGGTGAAAATAGTAGAATTGTTTTTTGTGGTGATGCTTCGCAGTCTGATTTAGTGAAAGCAAATGAAAGAAATGGAATTGTTGATTTTATGAGTATTTTGCGTAAAATGCCATCTTTTGATATTATTGAATTTGGTATTAATGATATTGTTCGTTCTGGACTTGTCAAAGAATACATTGTTGCTAAACTTGAACTTGGATTGTAATGTTTACTCATATTGATATTAATCTTCCTCAACTTGAAAGGGAGACCATTGATGGAGTAAGATACTACAAAGTACCAGAAGGAGATGAGTTATTGAGACTTGTCTCTATTACTTCTGTGACTAGCCATAAAAATCGTCAGTTCTTTGCTGATTGGAGAAAGAAAGTTGGAGAAGAAAAAGCAAATAAAATTACAAAGCAAGCAACCAGTCGTGGGACTGATATGCACACACTTGCTGAAAATTATTTGAAGAATGAAGAGTTCTCTTCTGAAGTTCTTCCAATTTCTCAAATGTTATTTGGAATTACCAAACCTTATTTAAATAAGATAAATAATATTCATGCACTTGAAAATTCTTTATATAGTAAGGTGCTTGGAATTGCAGGAACTGTTGATTGTATTGCCGAATACAATGGTGAATTAGCAGTTATTGACTTCAAGACTTCAAAGAAACCAAAACCAAGAGATTGGATTGAGCATTATTTCGTTCAATGTGCTGCTTATGCTTGCATGTTATATGAGATGACTGGTATAATGGTAAAGAAGTTTGTAATCATAATGGCTTGTGAAAACGGAGAATGTGAAATTTATGAAGAATATGACAAAGGAAAGTACATCAAGTTACTCACCGAATATATTAGAGAATTTGTTAGAGATAAACTTCAGCAATATGAATGATAAAATAAAGGAAGAATTGGACAGCAAATTTATCTGTCCTCAAAAATTTGCACAAGAGATTGAACAAATTGTAAAAAATTGTAAAGTCAATTATATCGATGCGATCATTAGTTATTGTGAGGAAAATTCAATTGAAATTGAAAGTGTATCCAAATTAGTTTCCAAACCATTAAAGGAGAAACTTAAAAATGATGCAACTGAACTTAACTTTTTAAAGAAAACTACTAAAGCACGTTTGCCTCTGTGACACCTTTTGATGTATATAAAACTTACCTAGCTTTTAAGAATCATTTTACCAAAAAAGATTACGATTATTTTAAGTATTGTGGAAAGTCTAGAGCATCTTTGGACTCTTTTCACAAGAGAAAGGATAGATATTTCTTTGAACGAACTTCTAGGCAAAAGAATGATGAAGAAATCAAAGCATATTTTGTGGCAAACTTTGTAGAATGTAATGACCCACAATCTTTATGGATTGGTGAGATCATCCAAAATGGCGAAGAAATTTATATGAATTGGTTAAAGAAATCTCAAAGTCTTTTTTACTTATTTAAAACAGAATCCGAAGTCTTTATAAACAAAGATAGTTTTGAAAAATTATTTGAAATAAAAAATAATCAACATCCAGAAATTCTCAAAAAATATTTTCAAAAAGCAATTAGTTTAGAGACAATGGTAATTTTAAATATGATATTGGATTATGTGAAACAGTTTGATAAAAAACTCACAGATCCAGTGTGGGAAACCGTCAGTTTGAGAATTCAAAAGTATCAACCTTTTCTAAATATTGATGTAGCAAAGTATAAAGAAGTTCTTAAGGAGATTGTTTTATGAGTGGATTTTTTGATTCGGAAGTGGTTAGAGAATCAATGTCCGAACTTGATGAACTTCAAGAACAACTTTTTGTTGATATGCTTCGTCTTCCTATTTTAAATGTTGAAGAAAAAAAAGATCATCTTAAAATGATGACGGATTTCTTGGAAAAGCAAAAATTGTTTATCTTTAGACTTTCATTGTCTGATGATCCAAAAGCAATTGAAATGAAAGAAAAAGTTCTTGAATCTGCTAAAATGCTTGGACTTAAAAAAGGACAAACAATCAATGATTTTTACGATATGATGCAAAAAACCATTGATTCTCTCAAAAAAACACTTGACGACTGACCTCATACCTGCTACAATTAATACGAAGAATACTTCAAATACTACTAATACGGAGAATACGAATGAGCTTCCAAGATCTTAAAAAGCAATCCAAGATGGGTTCTTTGACCGAAAAACTCATCAAACAAGTTGAGAAACTTAACGATAGTGGTTCCAAAGATGATGATCGTTTTTGGAAACCATCAATGGATAAAGGTGGTACAGGTTCTGCCATTATCCGTTTTCTTCCTGCCCCTGCTGGATGTGATCTTCCCTGGGCACAAGTTTGGTCTCATGCATTTCAAGGACCTGGTGGTTGGTTGATTGATAACTGCCTGACTACTAATAAAGGTCAATGTCCTGTCTGTGAAGCAAACCGAGAACTGTGGAATACTGGTAGTAAGGATAATCAAAATATTGTTCGTGATCGTAAACGCAAACTATCTTATTACTCAAACATCTATGTTTTAAAGGATCCAGCAAATCCTCAAAATGAAGGACGAGTATTCCTCTATAAGTTTGGTAAGAAAGTTTACGATAAAATTCTGGCTTCTATGCAACCAGAATTTGATGATGAAAAACCTGTAAATCCTTTTGATTTCTGGGAAGGTGCTAACTTCAAACTGAAACTGGTGAAAAAAGATGGTTATTGGAACTATGATAAGTCTGAGTTTGCATCACCTTCTGCTCTTCTTAATGACGATGATGAACTGGAAAAGATCTACAAATCTCTTTATGATTTGAGTGAGTTTACCGATGAGAAAAACTTCAAATCATATGAAGATTTGAAAAAACGTCTGGATCAAGTTCTTGGCAACAAAGGGACCACTCGTCGTCAAGATCCTGAAGTTGCCGATGAAGAGGAAGAGTTTGAACCAGTTCAGGAAAAGGTTTCAGTTCATGCTTCTACTAGTTTCAGTAATGATGATGATGAGGATGATGCGATGTCCTACTTCCAGAAGTTGGCAGAGTCCTGATTTCAAAATTGACTTTTAAATCCATTTTACCCCCGAAAAAAATCGGGGGTATTTTTTTGCCAAAAAGGTTTTTATACCCCAGTAAATTGTGGATTGTAAGTTTTCTTGTTTAGTTGATTGATGTATTGAGATGATTGATCATATTTCATAATATTTCTCATATCTGTAATTACTACTGATAGGAATTGTGGTTTTAATACTCTAATTTGTCTTTTTCTTTCATTGATACCTACTTCATATTCATAGTTTGTAATTGCTTTTACGGGATTTGCAGTGATTGCTATATTATCAAAGGTTGTATATGAAACAGTAAAATCTTCATCTACCTCAAATCCAGAGTCAATCACAAGACGATCATACTGGTCTTTGATTTCTGTAGTTTCATAATGATGGACATCTGATAATGCTGCATCAGATCCATACTTATCAATCATATAGTTATATAAGTCATTATTGTTCAATGGCCATTGATCTCTTACGTTTGTAATGTTATTCGTGATCAAAATAACCCAATCAAGTTCTGGATCACCATAAAGTTTTGATGCAACTACTTCTGGTCTTTGGTCATCAGTAATTTGATAATAATCAAAGGCAGTAATAGCATTAATGACATCAGATCTTATCTTTGCTCTTTTGAAAAGATTTTTGACGGTAATATAATCTTCATTTGTGCTTGCATTAGGTAAACGAGAAAGATAAGAAATATTTGGAAATTCGTTAAAATATGCCATTTTAGTATCCTACATCGTTTGGTGAGATTGGATAAAGATCACCAGAATTATCAATATTATCTACAAATTTTCTTTCATCAAAAATAGAACTTTGGTAATCAGTATCATAAATCGGTTCAAGTTCTTTGAATGACATATTCATAATCACAGATACTGGTTGTCCGTCATCATATGCTGCCCAAGTTCCATCAGCAGTATAATTCATAGAAAAACCAACTAATGCACAAGTTTTAATTCTATTTACACCTTGAATTGGATTTCCATTAGAAGTTTTGTATTGCAGTTGAAATACATTTGGTGTTCCCAAGAAATATGATGATGCTCCTGCTGTTCCGTATTCTTGATTTCCTGATCTTTTATCTTGTTTTTTTGCTGCCATTCCTTGTTTAAAGAATCTTATAATTTTATTAATATCTGTTGCTTCTTCTTTACTTCTTGGACTCATTCTATATTGAAATGTGAATTCTCTTAATGTTGGTGAATTGAATAGAAGTTCAAGATTGCTATTTGGAACAACTCCAAATCCTCTTGCTAAAATACTTTCTGGAGATACTGAAAATCCTGCCATTGAAAGAACTTTAGATGCACCAGCAGTTTTTAATAGTGCTTGTGCTGCTTGCGAATCTGCACCTCCATTAGATAATAATTTATATAATAATGCTCCTTGAGCACCTAATGCTGCTCCTTGTTGTGCATTTCCTGCAATTAATCCTACTAATGCACCAACACCACTAGCACCTAAATAAGTGCCAAGATTACCAACAATTTCAGCAGTAGCAGCAGCAGAAAGATTATTCATATTATCATCGCCCCAAGAAACATTATTAGAATCACTTACACTATTTGGCATAGGTAATTTGACAATTCCTAAAAATTTTGCTAATGCAGAAGTTTTTTGCAGTCCAGTTTTTAATATTTTTACTGCTCCATCAGTTCTGCCAAATAATTCGTCTGATTTTGGTGGTCGGTAATGATATTGTCCTATTTGTAAGTAATCTTGTGTTTTGTTATATAAAGCATCTTTTGGATATTGTAAATCTGTTTTTTTTAAATTTTCATCTACAGATCCAAATTGAAAATCAGATTTCAAATCTGCTATATTTAAATTGAATGGATCACCACCACCTGTTGCTGGAGCTGATGGTAATGGAGGCCCTGCTTGTTGTGATGCTTGTGCCCAAGAAGGTAGAATATTATTTGCTGCATTTCCACCAATGTTTTTGTGCGCTGTCCTTACCTCAATTTGTATTTCAATTTTGTAATTGTCTCTGATGATATTTGCTGGAATTATTTTTAATCCTTCTGGGGTCCAATCGCCATTTTGAAATAAAATAACTCCTGGATTTCCAAAAAGTCCAGCACCTTGATTTACCAATTCAACGTTTCCATTTTTTGGATCATATCTCAAATCATATACAGCACCATATTGCCCTTCATTGTCATTTACAAGGTCTGTGTGGAAATTTGACTTTAAAAGTAATGATGACATTTATGGTGAAGATAAGTTGTCTGAATAATCCCAAACTTTTGATTTGAATATTGGTTGTCCTCTTCTATCTACAAATTTTTCAGTAGGAAGTAAAGAAACTTCTCTCCACTCCTTTTCTGGAACTACAAATAAATCAGACATCACACCAGAGAAAAGATATTTATGTAAAGTTTTCTTTGGAGCATTTACAAATCCAAATTTATTTATGTAAGAATTTGCAACTCCACCACGATACTGGGGATTTAGATAATGAAGATTTGACCCAAAAAACCACCCTTCTCTTTTATTGATTTCTATAATATAAGATAGAGGTTGCTTATCCCAAAATTGATATTTTTGTGGATACTTTGCATTATATAAAAAGAAAACTAAATTACCAGGTCTAATAAATCCAGTATCTTTTTCACTTATGTCTGGATCTTGAACATTCATAAGTTCATTCATTAAAGAATTAGTCCACCAATCAGTACTTCTATATTTTTTCCCAGCTTCTCTGATTATTTTTTCGGCAATCATCTTTGTATTCCTAATTCTTTTTCGGTAAAAATGCGAAATTCATAATTATGATCTGCACACCATTCTTTTGCAGCATTCCATTTTGCTTGATTGATTGACCACGTTTTTACAGAATATGCCCAAGATTTTGTTCTTCTTTTGGGATTTGTGTCTGGCATTAATAAATCTTTCGCTGGTTTGATTTCTACTACTAATGTTCGTGTGTTTCCATCTTTATCTTTATACTTTACAAAAAAGTCAGGAAAGTATCTATGAACTTTATTATCTATTGGTGAGCGATATGGAATCCAAAATTCTTCACTTTTCCAAGTATTAACACTTTCAGTCAAATCACAATATTGCATAAATTTTAGTTCATAAGAAGATCTATAAACTATATTAGTTGGATCACCACCATACTTTTTTGGATTTTGAGGGCGAAATTTTCCTTGCCGATATTTGGAATCGTCTGAATGCGGCATACATAGTATAGAATCTTATACTCATATTTAGATGTCTAGAGCAAATACATATAGAGTGGATCCTCTTTATGTAAAGATGACTACCCCGAGAGATATGGGTGGATCATCTTTGCCTTCAGTTCAACAAATGTTTGGCAATTTGTCTCTTACGAGTCAATTTAAAGTCAATATGTTTTTGGGTGCAGCAACTGATGCCAAAGGTGGAGATCAAGATTTGGTATCATATTTGAAAGATTGTGGAATAACTAATGAGCAATCAAAAACATTTACTTATGATTTTATGTGTGCGGAAGCAGTTCTTCCTGGAGCAACTTTTGACGTTGGGGAAGAAAGTGGAAGTCGTCAGGGCATAATTGAAAGATTTCCAAATCGTAGAATATATTCTGATTTTAATTTAACTTTTTATGTGGATAATGAATATAATATCATTCGTTTGTTTGAAGAATGGATGAATTTTATCAATCCAATTAACAGAAGTTCTGGACCACAAACTGCACAGGATAGTGGTCAAGTTGGATTTGAAGATCGTTTTAATTATTTTAGATTTAAATATCCAAATAAATATAAAAAAATAATTTCAATCACTAAATTTGAAAGAGACTTTTTGTTAAATCCAAATAATCCATATAGTCCTACAAATAATCAAAATCTTTTAACTTATCAATTTATTGATGCATTTCCAACTAATATTACTGCTCTTCCATTGTCGTATGAGGGAAGTACAATAACTAAAACTACAATTAATTTTAGTTATACTAGATATACTACAATAAAACATGCTGGAGTTGAAATAAGTCCAAATACACCAAGACCAAAAGATCCAGCAAATCCAGATCAACCCAATTCCACAACTACTTCTAAACAATATTATGGACCTGCTTTTGGTAATAATGAGGAGGCAAACAGACAGGCAGCAATACTTAGAGGAGAAAACGTCCAATAAATAATTATAACTGAATTACTATAGGTCATTATGCCTTTACCAAAAATTGCTACACCAACATATGAGTTGGAATTGCCATCAACTGGAAAAACAATCAAATATCGTCCATTTTTAGTCAAAGAAGAAAAGATTTTAATTCTTGCACTGGAAAGTGAAGATGTTAAACAAATCACTAGTGCAATCAAAAATACTTTAAAGGATTGTATTCTCACAAGAGGAATTAAAGTAGAAGAACTTCCTACTTTTGATATTGAATATATCTTTTTGAATGTTCGTGCAAAGTCAGTTGGAGAATCAATTGAATTAATTGTGACTTGTAGTGATGATGGAGAAACAGAAGTTCCAGTCAAAGTTTATATTGATGAAATTGAAGTTCAAAAAGATCCAAATCACACACAAGAAATTAAATTGGATGCCAATTTAATTCTTAAAATGAAGTATCCATCTTTGAATGAATTTATTAAGAATAATTTTGATTTTAGTAGCAATGAAATTTCTTCTATTGATAAGTCATTTGATGTAATTTCTTCTTGTATTGATGTGGTTTATAATAATGAAGACGTTTGGTCAGCATCAGATTGCACTAAAAAAGAATTGACCGATTGGATTGAGACATTGACATCAAATCAATTTAAAATGATTGAAGAATTTTTCAACACAATGCCAAAACTTGCACATACTTTTAAAGTAATGAATCCAAATACAAAAGTAGAAAGCGAGGTGACACTGGAGGGGTTAACAAGTTTTTTCGGTTAATTATGGCTCATATGGATCTTGAGTCATATTTTAGAATTAATTTTTCACTAATACAGTTCCATAAATATTCTTTGACCGAGATTGAAAATCTTATGCCCTGGGAACGGGACGTTTATTTGGCACTTTTACAGCAGCACATTGAAGAAGAAAATCTAAAGGCACAACAACAGAATGCTTAAAAATTCTCCGGGATTGTCATCATATAGAGGATATGGAACTCCATCTTTTGGGTCAATTCCTAGTGGGACTTTCTATCGTGGGAAGAGACCATCTGATTATTCCGCAAGAATGTTAAAGGAAAAGGGAGATCCTTTAGCAGAATTTAGTGGAATAAATCCAAAAAAAATAGTAGGTTCCCAGAAAGGAAGTAAAGAATCAGCACTGAATTTTATTTCGGGTGGATCTCCTATTGGGTCATCTGTGCTTTCTGGTGCAAAGAATAATATTGTTGGATTTGATAGAGCAAAGATTTCACCAAAAAAGAATAATTTGGGATCTTTGATTGGCACTTTAACTACTAATATTTTTAATAATACAAATTCAGTTTCAAATATTTTTGGAGATAAAAAAGAAAAATCAGAAAAAGGATTTAAACCATTTGGTGGATTTTTTGATAAAGTAAAAGAAGCAATTGGATTTATTAGTTTCTTTGGTTCAAAAAAGAATTTAGATAAAATTAAAGAAAATATAGAAAATTTAAAAACTACATTTACAGAAACATTTGATGTAGCAAAGGCATTAAGAAAAGCAATACTTAAAATTATAGAACAACTATCAGGGTTTTCTGGTGGTAGAGGTGGTGGAGGAATAATTGGTGCTATAATGTCAGCACTTGGTGGATTGGTTGGTGGATTGGTTGGTGGATTAATTCCTGGAATGGGAGGAAAACGACCACCAAATGTTGCTGGTCCTGCAATGAAACAGGAAGGAAATTTATTATCAAAATTACCAAAAGGTGGTGGAATAGGTAAATTGCTTTTAGGTGGTGCTGCTGCTGTTGGTGCAGGTTCTGTCGTAAGTGGTCTTTCTCAACCTGGCGGTGAAGAGGTTCAACCTGGAGATACTGCACCAGAAGTTCCTGGAAATCTTTTAGATAAATTTAATTCCATTTTAGATAGATTTGATAAAGCTCTTGATGGTTTAAGAGGAGGAAAGGGCAAAAAAGGTTCGGATTCTGGTACAAAACCTTCTGGTTCTGGCGGCGGTGGAGGTAGTCCTACTCCTACTCCTCTTTCTCCTTCTGGTGCTCCTACTGGGGTAACGATAAAAGACGATGCACAGGCATTGAAAGAATTGGGACTTACTCAAGAACAGTATAATGCATTAAAACAGGGTGTGGCAGACGTTGAGGGGGCAAGATATAATCAAATGGGAGGTGCAGGTACAAGATTTGCTGGAAGATATCAAATGGGGTCTAATGAGATTGCAGATTCCGCAAAAGTAATGGGGATTCCTGTGCCATCGCAACAGGAATATTTAAATAATCCAGAATTGCAGGAAAAAATTTATATGGGAAGGACAGTATATATGCATAGGAGGTTACAATCACTATCTCCAAAATATAATACTATGTCCCCTAGAGAGAGGGCAGTGGCTCTTGGTATGGGGCAACTTGGAGAAGGAAACGTTTCTTCCTATATTAATACAGGAACTCTCCCTAGAGATAGTGCGGGCGCTCCAATAACAAAATGGGGAACTGCAGTAGGAAAAAGATTTGATGAAGCATCATCTATCCCCTCTAAACCTCAACCAGGACAACAAGCACCATCAGCACCAGTATTACCATCACCACAACAGTTAAGAAGAGCACCAGCGGCAAAAGCGTCTGGAGCAGAAGCACCACAAGTGAGTTTAGTTAATGTTGGTAGTGGAACACCACAAGCATCACCATCACGACCATCAAGCACAACTACACCACCATCACCAACTGGTGGAAATGGACCAACTGCTCCATTTTTGCCTTCATACAATCCAGATAATTTCTTAACATTATATTCAAGAATGGTTTATAATATTGTCGGATAATGGAAACTAAACTTTTTTCTCCCCTACTATCATCTGCAAATAACATTGTAAAAATGAAGCGTTCTTTGCCGAAAAGAGCAAGGGATTATAATGATTTTATTAATTGGTTGGATACAAGCAATAAAGATATTAAAAAAATAAAATTACCAAAAAAGAAGAAAGTAGAAGATCTTCAATTTTTTGTTGGATCTGCTCTTGGTGGAGGAGGTGGCGGTGGTGGAGGAATATTAGGATCACTTCTTGCTGCACTTGGAATTAGAAAAGGAGCAAATTTTTTAAAAGGTAAACTTGGACTTCCCAAAGGAAAGTTCAAAGGAAGTTATGAAGATATTATCAAAAAGCTTAACAAAAAAAGCAATCTAACAAAAGGCGAAAATTTTGCTTTAAGAGATTATAAACGACTTGTTGGTAAGGGTGGAATAAGTAATAATTCTGCTGCTTTTCAGGCATTGTTGAGAAATTCAAATATGAATGAGTATGAGTATCTTACAGGGCACGGAAAGGGAGTAAGAGGTGGTGGATTTTCATCAGAAACCGCAGCACAATATAGACAAGCAGGAAGAAGTGGAGGTGGTGGATTTAAAGGAGCACCAAGAGGAAGACTTGGGGGAATTGCTGGACCATTGAATATTGCTTTTGCTGGTCTTGATTTTATGGGAAGAAAAGGCGAAGGACAATCAAACCTCCAAGCAGGGGTTGGATCGGGAGGTGGTCTTGCTGGTGGTCTTGCCGGTGCTTGGGCTGGTGGGAAAGCAGGAGCAGCAGTAGGCGCAGGTATAGGCGCTTTATTTGGTGGTGTTGGTGCAGCTCCTGGTGCAGTAATTGGGGGAATTATTGGTTCTCTTGCTGGTGGATTTGGTGGAGGACAACTTGGTGGAAATTTAGCAGATAAATTTACTGGTGCTGATAAAATAGACGAAAGATTAAAAGCACAAGAAACAAAACAACGAGAAGCAGCATCTTCAAGTGACGTTACATTTGCAAGTATTACTGATAAATTTGATAAAGTTGTAAGTAAGTTTGAAAAATTAAAATTGGGAATGACTGGAGTTCAAAATAAAAATGATTCCAGTGAAGAAATAGAAGACTCCGATTCTATAGAACCCACAGATCCAATTAATACTGGAAATAATCCAGAATCAACTGGATTACAACTTGAAGATGTTGAAGCATCTGGAGGGGAAGTTCCTGGAGCTCCAGATTCAAGTTTTAGATCGGCACGTCGTCCGAGGCATAATGGTAATGATTATTTTAAGAATGCTGGAACACCAATTAGTTTAATTCAAGAAGGAACAGTGACTGTTGCAGATATGAATTATAATCCTAGTGGATGGGGAGCACTCATTGAAGTTAGACATAAAGATGGTTCTTTAAGTAGATACGCTCATATGAGTAGAATATCTGTTGCTCCTGGTTCTAAAATTTCCCCAGGACAAGTTATTGGATATACTGGTGGTGCTGCAGGTGCTCCTGGATCTGGAAATTCCGAAGGACCTCATTTACACTTTGAATATCTTCCTGCTGGTTCTGGTCAGGTTGACCCAACAGAAGCAGCCAAAAGAATTTTTAGATTTGGTGGTAATGTAAAAGTAAAAGCAAAAGCAAAAGCAGGAGCAAATGAACAATCCTCAGCAGCACCAATAGCACCAGAAAAAGGTGTCGATGTTTTTAATAAATTGTCAAAAGCAAAACCAGGGAGCGGAGAAACAATTAAAGTTCCTGGTGTTGGAAGTGTTGTAATGGGAAGAAATCTTTTTCAACAAGCAGAGAAAAAATACTTTACGGAAAAAGGAGAACAAATTACTGATCCCGAAAAGATAAAAGGATTTAAGAATCAATTGGATGCATTCCTCAAAAATTCTAGAGATTATGAATTATCACAAGCAAAAGTAAGAGCACAAACAGGCGATCAAATACCAGCACAAATTTTGACACCACCACCAACTGCAGCACAACAAGCTGCAATATTTTTAATGGGAGATCAAAGTCAACAAGTTGCATCACAACCACAAGTTGTTCCATTTCCAATTCCAACTGGGAATGGAGGTGGTGGCGTTACAGTTATAATGCCATCCGAAGGTCAGATATTAAATAGTCTATGGACTACAATGCTTCTCACTAATCTTTCTTCAGCATAATGGCAGTCTCAGTACAAGGTTTAAGATATCAATCAGTTACCATTCAATCATTGGATGGTAAGAATAAAATTGATTTAACCAATTCAATTACATCAGTGGATTATTATGAGGATATTTTATCTCCTTGTATAACAATGACAATGGATGTCATTAACTCATATTCTATTTTCAATAGACTACCAATTCGTGGTGGTGAAAGTGTTTCGATGGAAATTGAAACTGTTTCTGGAACATTCTTATTAGATGGCGACAATGCAATGTATGTGTATAAAGTAAGTAATCTTGATGCACAAAATAAAAATGAATCATTCACTTTACATCTCGTTTCAAGAGAAGGATTGACTAATGAAACAGTAAGATGCCAAACAATTTATAGAGGAAATTTACGAAATACTGTAACTAAAATTCTTAAAGATGATCTGAAGACAAAAAAATTTAAATCTGAAAATATAGAACAAACCTCAAATTCTTATTCTTTTATTGGAAATAATAAAAAACCATTTCATACTTTACAATGGTTAGGACCAAAAGCAGTTCCTACAACTTCTGGTGGACCAACAGGAACTTCTGGTGGCGATCAAAGTGGGATAGCAAAAGGAACTGCTGGATTTTTCTTTTATGAAAATAAAGATGGATTTAATTTTAGAAGCATTGATAGTTTGGTATCAAATACAAGAATAGCAGTATCAAGTGCAAATAAGAAAAAAGTTTATAATTATAGTTATGATCAGTTTGTAATCGAACATAATAGTTTAAATAATAATTTCAAAATTATTAATTATAATTTTGAAAAAAATATTGACTTGATGAAATCTTTAAGAGTTGGTATGTATTCAAACAAAACTTATTTTTATGATCTTTATAGCAATTCATTGGATTTATATAAGTATACATTAAAAAATCAAGTCAAAAATAAACTTGGTGCTGCTGAAAGTATTGCTGTATCTGATGAATTTGGCGATAGTGTATCTCGTATTATGGTAAAAGTTGCAGATCGTGGGGTATTGAATTTTGATGGTTCTGTGAGCAATAAATTGACAAGTGGTGCTGATATGGCGATGGCATATTCAAGATACAATTTATTATTCAGTCAAGCACTAAATATGAATGTGCCATTGAATATCAATCTTAAATGCGGTGATATAATTTATGCACAGTTTCCAAAAATGGAACCTGCAAATACTGGAGAAGTAGATCCAGAACAAAGTGGATTTTATCTAATTAAAGAATTAAGGCATCATTTTGATCCTACTAACAAAATGCTTACATCTATGAGGCTAGTTCGTGATAGTTATGGATTATACGGACCTAAAAATATTTAAATATGGAATTACAAGAACTTATAGACACTGTATGTGAGGAACTAGAAAATTCCTCATTAAACACACAAAGAATAAGATATTTAAAATCATATCTAGAAGATCTTTTGAAATATCAAAAGCACAATCCTGATACTGTTGATATTCCAACTGCATTAGAATTATTTTGTGATTTAAATCCAGATGCATTAGAGTGTAGAATTTACGATGATTGAAGAATCTTTATTAAAATCAAATTATATCGGTAAAGATGGATTTAATTGGTGGATTGGTCAAGTTGCACATTCAAAGTATTGGAAAAAGGCAGCAGATTATTTCAATGGAGATTGGAATTATCGTTGCAAAGTAAGAATTATCGGATACCATCCTTTTTCTGGATCAATTTTAAGTGATAATGATTTACCTTGGGCACAAGTAATGATTGATCCTGCTTTCGGTAGTGGACAAGGCGGAACAGGAAAGACATTAGATTTGAAAGGCGGAGAAACTTGTTTTGGATTTTTCTTGGATGGAGATGACGCACAACAACCAGTAGTTATTGGTCTTCTTCATAGAAGTGATGGAGTTAAGAATTTAATTAGTGAGGAAAATGTACAATCAGATTTGAGTTCAGGATTTAAACCATTTACTGGACATCCTGGAAATAAAGTTAAGGCAACTCAATTAGAAGCAAGGAAAAGTAAAGAAATAGATCAAACTGCAACTACGGAGCAAAGAAACGAGCAATCAGCAGAAACTTCTCCAATATCTCCTTTTCTTTTTAATACAAATCTAGATTTAGGTGTAGGTGTTGGAATTACAAATGCTAATGTTTCTTGGGATAGTGAAAAAGGATATACATCAGAAATAAAAGGATTTGATCCTAATTTAAATTTGGTAGGAGATAGATTAGTTTGTCAAGCACAATCAACTTACGGAATAGAAAAAAAATGTGATAGAACTTATATTATTTCAAATGGGTGTCAAAATAATTTAATCAGTCAAATTACCCAAATACTTCAAGATTTTGTTGCAATTACAAATGGGTTGGATAATTATTTGGGTACTTATATTGATCCAGTATTAAATGAGATCGTAGATATTGGGCAATCAATTGCAAATTGTGCAAGACAAATTGGTGGAATTGTAAAATTAATTATTAATAATTTAAGAAATACAATTTTTAAATGTATTTCCTGGGCATTTAGAAAACTTGTGGGATTGGTTGTTCCTCTTCCACAACAAAAAATTATTATGGAGCAATTGAAAAAATATTTGGATATTATTTTTTGTATTCTTGAAAAAATATCTGCTGAAATTATTGATTATATTGAAGGATTTCTTGGTGATTTGGCATCAAATATTATCAATGCTCCATTATGTGCAGTAGAGCAATGGACTGCTGGAATTCTTGCAAAAGTTATGGATAATATGGAAAGCGCACTTTCTACTATTATTTCTGGAATTGGTTGGTTGACTGGTGGTATTTCAACTGTTTCTGGAATTTTAAATCAAGCAAGTTCATTGGCATCACAAATTTTTAGTTTTCTTGATTGCACTGGTCTTGCTTGCAAAACTCCATATGTTTGGTCATCTAAATTTGGACCAAGCGAAAAAGAAGCGGACGATTGGCAAAAAATGGTTAATGGTGTGAATGTATTTAAAGGTGTAAGTGATGGATTGGGTTCATTAGAAGAAGCAATGTATCAAACACCACTTTATGGTGGAATAACAGGAGTATTTAATGATATATTCAATCAATGTAATGAAAAAGTTCAAAATCCAACAAGTCAAGAAGATATTATTCCATTACCTATTGGATCAAAATATTCAACTTGCGTTCCACCGATTGTTAGAATTTTTGGAGATGGTATCGGTGCGAGAGCAATACCAATTGTAGATTCTGCTGGAGCTATTTTTTCAGTAGAAATTATTAATAATGGATTTGGATATACGAGTCCACCAATAATTACTATTGTTGATAATAGTGGTTGTGGATCTGGAGCAGAAGCACAAAGTATTATTAATAAAGATACTGGTTCAATTGAATCCATATATGTAATTAATTCTGGTTCTGGTTATGCACAAGGAAATTATACAAATATAGGAATTGGTACTACTGGTGGAACTATAATTAATACTACTAATAATATTCCAAATACTGGAAAAGTAATTGGTTGCGTTCAGAATATAATTGTAATTGCTCCTGGATATGGTTATACTACTGGTGATACAATTACTGATGGAAAAAATACTTATATCCCAATA